CGCATCTCTATCTCCATTATACCAACTTTCAGTTTCTTTGACTCTTAAATCTAATAGTTTTTTCGCAAACGATTTATCACTATACCATTCCCAATTTAAATATTTTAAGTTGTGATTTGTATCTCTTGCTCCAAAATATCTTCGTGGGAATCTACCCGGTGCAGTAAAGACTATGACTATTCTATCACCTTCTACATAATTTGGTATATTTCCCGTTTGGTATAATATGGAATTATTATCGGAACCAAATTTTCCCAATTTAATAACATTATAATGGTTAGATAAATAATCCGTCCAATGTATTTCGGGTAAATCCCAATCTACGAAACTATCACCGCAAACGTATATATTATTTTTTTTAGTTAACATTATATAACAGTTTTATTAGATTTTAATTTAGGGTAATTAAAATCAGTCTCGGTCATCCAAATATTTAAAGCGTAACGTATCCCGTTTGTTACTGGTAACACTCCGTGATATGTCTCAGAACCGTTAAATGAAATACAATCTCCCAATTTTAAATCACAAATAGTTAATCCTTTCAATGTTTCAAAATGAAATGGTGGGTCATCTTGTTCAGTTAAAACAAATTGTCCACCCTCAAAACCTTCTGATAAAACTATTACCGTGGTTAATTCACTTGATTTGTCTTTATGTAAATTAAGATATCTACCATCATAATATGATGTCAAACTAATATTAAAGTTTTTTAGGTTGAATGTGTCATAATCAAACCATAAACTAAAATTTTCGTTTTTATAATTGGTTGTTAATAAATCAATTATTTTATTTTTAAAATCTTCATCATATATTCTCCTACAATCCCAAGATTCTGTTGGTTTATAAGAAAATGGTTCTCCATGTTCAAGACAAAATTTAATTATCTCTTTTGCCGAATCCTCATCACAAAAATTATTGTTTATTGTATAATTCATAACAAATACGAATTTTTTGATTTACTATATGTTAATAAATTACCCTGACTTATAAATTCATATAATTCATGAGCAATCAATTTATAGCCATTACTACTTGGATGTTTGCCGGCGGTGGTGTCAACCCAATGGTTATTATCTTCCCACACATCTTTTCTATTTGTGTCGATTAATAAATTAGCCATTGTTTTACTTCTATAACCCCAATATCTATTATCATCAATTAAATGAGTTTTATCAACTAAAACATCGATATTTTTATTAATCATAGTGTCAAACGCATCACAAAAAACATATCTAATTCCCAATTCTTTAAACATAAATTGTAAATGTAGAATATAATTTTGATTAATAACATCGTAGTAGGCATCATTAAACAAATTACTAATATAGTAATCTCTAAAATTTTTTACCGCCCTATTATACTTCGCATTATCTCCATCAACACCGTCGAAAATGTATTTGAAAAGATGTTGTTTACTTTTATATCGTTGACCCCAAATATGAAAATTATTCTCATTTGGAAAAAATGGTAATTGATCTCTTAATGAGGAAGACCACATAATAACAACAAAATCGTCTTGAGTGACGATTTCATTTTTTAATTGATAAGAAATTGAATTGAATATTGCATTGTTAGAAAATGCACCTACTCCATTATTTTTAACTTCGCAATTGAGTAATTCCGATAAATGTTTTGGCCAACAATATTTTTGTCTTATGTTAGTTCTTTCTTCAGGAATTTCTGTTGTTAATTCTTCCTCAACATTGCCCCCAACACCTTCAGTCCAACTATCCCCATATGTAAATAACTTCATAAAACATTGTCTTATTCCCCCAAGTGTTTAACCTTAATTGCCGTCACAACCGCTTGAAATGCGGTTGCCACTTTTGTTTTTAATTCACTTGAAATTGGTGCAACAACCGTTTTAATTGTTTGTGCCGGTCTTTCTACTCTTACTTTTACTGCCATTTTAAAATGTGTTTATGTTATTTTATTTTATTTTATTATAATTTAGGTGGAGGGCCTCCCTGACAAGTTGGGCAGGTATTATCGTAACACCAATTACCACAAAAACTATTACTACACCAACAACTATTGTGCATCACACTAAATAATCCATCTCCAACATCCACTAAGAATAAATCAGAGGGTGCAAAATCTAAAGAATATATTGTTTTAGATTCAAACACCATTTGTAAATTGGTAATTGCTATTTTTGTTAATTCAGTTGTATTTGAATCAGTTACAACTATTTTATCACCAATGTAAAAATTATTTGCTCGTTCAAATCTCGTTTCGGTTGAGTCTTTTTCTTCAATATAAAAAGTGGATCCGGGTGCTTCTGTCCAAGTACGACCATCTGCTAATGTTATTTGAATCATTATTGTTTGTACTGACGCGGATACCATTCCAATTAATTCAGATTGCATCTGTACCAACGTATCGTTTGATTGTTGTAATGTACTATCCCAACCATATGTGAAAATCTCACCTGTAAAAGCTGCCGCTTCATTTTGATTTGAATCAATAAAATTAATGGAACGAATGTAATCACCTAATTGTACAGTATCCACATCGACCAATGTTCCATCAAATTTTAAAATAACACTATCATCATCAGTGTGGTAATCGTTAGTCTTACTTATACCTATTTCTTTTGTAATGTATTTATATCTACTTTTTTGATTTAATTTATTTGTCCCCTCCAGATATTCTGTGGGAGTAAATGAAATAGGAATTATTGATGATTGGGTGTAACCACCCATATTAATAACATCCAGATTTGGACCATAAATAATATCAATACTTCGTATAATTGAATACCTACCTTCTACTAAATTGTCTTCTGAAAAGATAAACTCTTGAACTAAATATTCCGTTTCAACGGAATTTGTAACATTGAGTAATTCGGTAGTATTTGAAACTCTATATAATGCGGGATATTGTGTTTGGTCATATTGAGGGTATCGATATTTTATCAGTACATTTGGATTTTCAATATCAGTATAATCAACCAAATCTAATGTGTTCAAATTTAATGTATTAGATGTGAAATATGTTTTTGGAATGTACTCAGACCCACTCATTAAATTGAAAAATTCAAATTTATCAGCACAATACGTTTCATCAATTAACGCCGTAGTATCATACGACTGTCTTAAAATAAATTTATTAGACGCATCTTCTATATATGGAACGGTAACCGAATTTTGGGGTACGATGTATTCCGTATAAGATATGCCCGTTTCTTCACACTTAGTCTGTAGTATTTGTCTAAATTTATTTGGTTCTACGTTTGGTTTAAACGCGTCAAATTCTGTCCATATATAGTGAAATTCAGTAATACCATTACTGATTAACATGTTAAATAACGGGGTATAATCCAGTAAATCTGCACCTTGATTATAGATGGTGGTATTTGTATTTATTTCTAAAAACTTAACCGATTCGTTTTTTTGTAGAAAATCACTACCAATTATTGTTGCTTTCATAAATATTTTTTTCTTTCTTATTGATAAATATAGTCAATTAGTCTTTAATTATAAACTATTATTCAAAATTTTTTTATATATGTATATACATTATATTAATGTATTTTCGTTTTTATCCTCGGATGGTTCTAAATAAGAGGAATCTACTGAATCCCATTTTTTTAAAGGGCATGGGTTATAATTTGGTGAAAATACTTTTTTATTTAAGGGACATCCGCATTTTCCACAAAGTGCACTCCATTTTAAACCCTTTACCACCTCTTTTCTAAATTCACATTCCAAACAAATTTCAAGTCTTAGTTTTGCTAATTCCTCTTGTTTAGATGTGGGTTTAAATGAAATTTTCCAAGCGTCAAATATTTCTTTATAATTAATAGTGGGTATTTTAATCATATTATATTAATGTTTTAATATTTTTTTGATTATCGTAATAATCATAAATATCGTTATATTTTTTTATAAAGTTATCGTCTAATTTTAAATTACATTCAAAATTCTGACTTCCATTAGACCTTTCCATCTTAAATGGTTTACCAACCTTATTAGTAACCCATTCTTCCAATTCTTCAAATTTTCCAAATTCAAACCATTTTATTTTTGGGTAATTATTATGCCAATATGATACTGGTCTTATTAAAAGACGTAACATGGTCTTAATGTCTCTATTGTAATATGGTATTGAATTTTTAATATATTTTTCAATTTTATTCCTTTCTATAAATTCATTTATTATCATTTCCTCATTTGACACTAAATCAGAATAATTATAAAATAAAATATCATTTATATCTATTTTTTTTATTATATTAGACAGTTCAATATTACCCTCTATATGTAACATGCGAATTATGTGTTTCCATATTGATAAAAATCTTTCATGTTCATCTCGTTTAACTGATATAATTTCATATTGATTTCCAAATTTTGACAATAAAGAATTTACTGTTTCATGAACATGTGGTATAATTTCTGCAATGTGTTCATTACTTAAATTTAAATCAATTGGGGTGGGGTAGTTATCTATAAATTGTTGTGCATAATGTTCTAATTTAAATCCACTTCGTAGACATGATATATGAAAAGAAGTAGATGCACATCTTGGTAAACTTATATATAAAAATTTATTATCTACTAACATTATATTAATGATTTTTGTGGGCTTTTTGATTTTGCAGCAAAATTAAAATTTAGGATAAATCTATCTCCATCAGATGGATAATTTCCATGATGTGCCAGTTTGCCATCAAATATAACACACCTACCCATTTTAGGAGATACTTTAGTTAATAAAGAATATGAATTAAAGTCTACACCATTAAAATTTTTTTGATATGTTTCCGCATTATTTCCATTAATATTATTATAAATGCAAGTATCTCCAGTTGAATTGTTGATGTAATATACCATTGCAATGTGATTTCTACCGTCATCACAATGTAATAAATCCATTTGGTTATAATCTCCGATAGGTGTGGTCCAATTAATTTTCCATCTATAATTTTTAATAAATTCTAAATTTAAATTTTTCGCAACAACCAATTGCATATTATCAATTATATGATTAATTTCTTCATTTTTACAATTTGATTTTGGGTGGACCTTTGCTGGAAATTTATGTGTTTCAAGTTTTCCCCCATAATATCCTGTAACATTTTCCATCGATACCCATTCTATATTACTACTTTTTACATAATCGTTTAGAATTTTTTGTTCTTCGGTTGATATTATATCATCAAATACATGGTAATTTTTTATCATAGTACACTTTTTTCTTTTTTAATATGTTCAAATCCAACATTTCCTGCAATTACTATTCTATCAACAGTAGATTTTGGCGCATTATTTGGTGCGTGTGGCATAAAACCCGGCATTATAATTAAATCATCTTCTTCCGGTCTAATCCAATATTCATTATCATTCTGTCCTTTAAAATATAATACCCCATCTTCACCTTCCATTATATCGGGCATTTGAATATAATAAACATACGTATAATGTGGATAGAATTTTTTATTATTTTTATTAATTTCAGTGTGAGTATGATACTTATCAATTCCTTTTAAATCATTATGTTTAAAATGAATCTGAATAGGATCTTTTGACCTAACTATATTCACCCACACGTCCGTATTAATCTTATTATAAGTTGTGTTATGTTCGTTAAATAATTCTTTACAATAATTTATACCATTTTGCATTATTTTATCTATCTCATTTTTTATGTTGACATCACCTATAAAATTTATGTCATTGTTCCAAACTTGTGTATATCCGTACCCGTCTGTATTATTTTCAGGCATAGATTTAATTAATTCATACGATTCTTTTAATAGTTTTGATTTATTCCTCACTAAATTTAATTTACATTTCCAAATAAAGGTAGTATCATCAAAATAAATTTTTTCAATCATAATATTGTTTTTTCTTTCTTTAAAAAATTATTATAAAATATGTGTTTATATTGATTTTTATTAAATGTCAAATAAGAAACATCAATATCTAATGTGTCAAAAATTGAATTTTTAGTATGAAACGTTTTATATATTTTTTCTAAATCGTTTGGTATTTCTTTGTTTATGTAAGTTTCCCAAAATTTAGTATCACTTCTTGAACAATTATAATGGTGACGTATAAATAACATATTTTGATGATTGAATTTGAATACTTTACGATTGTATTTATCTCTTTCTGAGTAATCAAAAATATTTTTAGGTAATTGTTCTAGTTGAAATATTATTGTCATTATTGAGGTTGCTTCCAATGGTTCTAAGAACCCGCTGGATAATCCAATGGCTACACAATTTTGTATCCATACATCTTCATAACATCCGGCATTAAATTTAATTTTCTTATTTATTTGTATATCCTTATCTTTATGTAA